ACGCGGGGGGCCAGTGGCAAAGAGCCGCTGCCCCCCGCTTTTGCGTCCTGGGTCGCGCAGGGGATCAAGTTCCGGCGGGCGTCGGTGTCGATGCTCGCCGGGGTCCCCGGCTCTCACAAGACCAGGATCATGCTCAATGCCGTGGTGAACATGGGTGTCTCGACACTCGGCTTCAGCACGGACTCCGATCAGGACACCATCGCCTCCCGACTTCTGGCGAAGGCGACGAACACGCCGACGACAGTTACCGAGGAGTGGCTGAGGACCGAGCCAGCCAAGTGCCAGCGGCTGCTGTCCGCCTACGACTTCATCCGCTGGGACTTCCGCCCGGACCCCACGCTGGATGACATCTGGCACGGGCTGTACGCCTACCACGAGACCGAGGGCCGCTACCCGGACCAGACGGTCATCGACATCGCTTCGGACGTCGGGCACGACGTCGGCGACGAATGGGCGTCCCTGCGGGACCTGATGCGCCAGGCGAAGGTGATCGCCCGCGAGACGGGCACGCACCTGCTGCTGGTACACCACTGCGCGGACTCGCCCAGCACGAAGAAGCCGTGCCCCAGGCGCTCGGACATCCACGGCAAGGTCGCCGCGATTCCCGAGCTGATCATCACCTGTGGCCTGGACGCCTCCGGCGGCCTGCATGTGGCGCCGGTCAAGAACCGGCACGCCAAGGCGTCTGCGGACGCCGAGATCCGCATTCCCATGACGCTGAACGCAGAGACCAGCTTCGTGGGCGACTACGTAGACCAGCACGCTTACGCGAGCTGGAACCAGCCAGGAGAGGACTGGTAGCTGATGGAAATCAAGATCGTGGTGGACGAGGTCACGCTCAACACTGTCGTTGGGGACGTCATCCGCGTGGACGAGGACGGCGACGAGTACGTGGACGGCCAGTCGACGGTGGCGGACAAGGTCGCCGCGCTGATCAAGGACGCAGTGGTCAAGAGCCCGGAGTACGCCGGCCTGCGGGAGCGGGTTACGGAGATCCGTAACCAGGAGATCCGCGAGGCCGTCAAGCCGCTGATCCGGGAGGCGTTGGAACGCCCGATACGGCGGACCAACACCTGGGGAGAGCAGGTGGGCAAGGAAACCACGCTGTCCGAGATCATCATGGAAGAGGCGAAGGGCGTTTTCGCCGCGACGCGGGACGGCTACGACCGAAACCGTCCCTCCTTCGTCCGGCAGGTGGTGGCGGAGGAGGTCCAGAAGGCGTTCAAGGCGGACATCCAGGAGCAGGTCAAGAAGGCCCGTGAAGCCATCGCCACGCAGCTCGGGACCGCCGTATACCAGGACGTCGTAAAGACGGCCCTTCAGGCCCTCCAGGGGGCGAAGTGAACCCCTTGACCCTGGCCGAACTGCGGCTGAAGCACGCGCAACTGACCGAGCGCGCCGAGCGCCTGGAGCTGAAGTGGCGCACGCTGCCCCCCACCGCCAAGGCGGTGGCCCTGGGCAAGGAGATCAGGGCGCTGCGCGAGCAGGCCGCCGACTACGGCCGGCTGCTGGAGGCCCAGACGTGAACCTCCTTCAGACCATTGCCAGGTCGAGGACCTGCCGGCTCCGGCATCGCTTCTCCCGCTGGTCGTACAACAAGGTCGACTACGGCGATGGCTACATGGAGTTGGACCGCGACGTCCAGATACGCATGTGCCTGCGGTGCGGGCACCAGGAGATCCGGGAGCGCGTATGCGAGTGATCAGGCGCTGCCGTTCATGGCGTATCCGAGCCTGGCGCGTCGTGCGGTGCTCGTGGCCGGCAGAGCACGTAGCCAGATCCAAGTGGCACTGCGCCGAGAACAGCACCGGCCATATCTGGCTGGTGCGTGACTGCGAGCGGCCCAGGGAGCGGGCATGAGAGTGATCGTGACCGGCTCCAGGGCCTGGCCCCAGCCCTCGAAGGTCCACTTCGAGCTGGGGCTTCTGTTTTGCCAGCACGGGCCCTTCACGCTCGTGCACGGTGCCTGCGCCACGGGCGCGGACGCTGCGGCGCACCACTGGTACGAGGTGGCCGGGCAGACGCTCGGGTGCATCGAGATTCGGTTCCCGGCCGACTGGGAGCAGTTCGGCAAGAGAGCCGGGCCGATACGCAACGCCGAGATGGTGAAGGCCGGGGCCGATCTGGTCCTGGCCTTCTTCTCTGGCGACAGCAGAGGCACCCGCCACACCGTCAGCCTGGCCGAGGAGGCCGGAATCCAAGTCAGGAGCGTGGTCGTATGACCGACAATCACCGCGGCCTGCCGCACGATCTGCCGCCGTACAGACCCAACTGGCCCTTGCCCATCAAGGTCAGAGCGAAGGTCGTCAAGGGCGGGGATGGCTGGGCGTGGGTGCATAACTGCCCGCGCAGGTGGCTCTGGCAGATGGCCTTCGGCTATCCGACCCAGCCCGAAGCCTTCGAGGCTGCCCTGAAGCACGCCAGGGGGTGCTGGTGAGCACGTACAACGTCCTGTGCGTGGGCGGCCCTGCCGATGGCCAGTGGAAGGTTGTCGAGGACCGCACCTTCGAGGTGGCGGAGCTGCCGAAGATCGAGTTCACCACCGCCATGACGGACGCGATGATCGAGCCCTTCATCAGACACCGCTACTACGTCGATCAAATCGCCATGCTCGACTTCCGGCTGTGGATCGCCGTCTGTGAGCGGCAGTTCAAGGGCTCCACCGAACGTAACAAGGCCGTGCTGCGGGCCATCCTGCAACGCGATGTGGCGAACCACCTGGAGGCGCCGTGAGCACCAAGAGCAAAGCGAAGGGCACCGCCGCGGAGCGGGAGGTGGTCCGCTACCTCCAGACCTGGTGGCCGAACGCAGAGCGGCGGGCCCTGTCCGGCAACAAGGACAAGGGTGACGTCGCTGGAATTCACGACCTCGTCGTGGAGGTCAAGGCCGCAGCCACCTTGCAGATCCCCGCCTGGAAGCGGGAGACGCTGAAGGAGATGGAGAACGCAGACGCCGGTAACTGCATGCTGGTCGTCAAGCGGCCTCGCAAGGCTGTCGGCGAATGGGACGCCTACATGCCCATCGGTGCCCTGGGCTACGACCAGCGGCAACACCTGCCTCAGGAGGCGCCGGAATGGGTGCGTATGGATCTACTCGTGGCCGTCCTGACACTTCGGGGCGAGGGGTACTGATTCCCATCGCTCCCGTCCTCGCCCACTACGGCGTCGACCTGAACCAAGGTCGCTGGGGCAACGAGCTGGTCTGCTGCCCCGTGCACGGCGAGCGCCGTGCATCCATGTCCGTCAACACCGAGAAGGGCGTAGCCCACTGCTTCGCATGCGGCTTCGGAGGAGGCGCGCTGAAGCTGATCATGGCAATGGAGGGCTGCGACCGTGCAGACGCTGAGCGAAGAGCAGCGGAAATACTTCGAGCAAGCGGCATCGATCTACCAGCAGGATCTGGCGGGCGATACCAGCGCCCAGGCCTATCTGGCGAAGAGGGGCCTGGGGCCCGCCGCACTCGGTACGTTCCGCCTGGGCGTCGTTCATAGGCCACTGGTCGGCCACGAGGGCTACGCCGGCCGCCTGGCCATCCCGTACCTGACCCCCGCCGGGGTGGTCAACCTCCGCTTCCGCTGCCTCCAGTCGCACGACTGCGGTGAAACCGTCCTGTGGACCGACAAGAACGGCAAGCCGCACACCTGCACCAAGTACCTGTCCATCGACGGGGCGGGGACCAACCTCTACAACGTGCTGGACCTCAAGAAGGACTCGCCCTCCATCGTCGTAGCCGAGGGCGAGATCGACGCCATGTCCTGGTCCCTGGCCGGTGTCCCGGCCGTGGGACTGCCCGGCGTGGACGCCTGGCAGGAGCACTTCGGGCGCTGCCTGGAGGACTTCGACGTGATCTATGCCGCCGGAGACAGCGATACGGCCGGGCGCAAGCTGAACAGCTTGCTGGCCAAGAAGACCAAGGCCCGCCCGCTGCGCTTCCCGCCGGGCGAGGACAGCAACAGCATCTACGCAAGGGAGGGAGCCGATGGGCTCCGCCGACTCATCGAATGACCTGTGCCGGTGCGGGCACATCCGCTTCCGCCATCAGCGCGAGGACGCCGACGATCGACACTGCGCGATCCCATCGTGCAGGTGCACGGACTTCCAGCAGCGGGTCACGGACCAGCCCGCCATGGAGACGGTGGAGCTGCCCGAAGGGCCCAAGCCCTGCACATGCGGCCCTAACGAGGCCTGCGGGGACCCCTGCGTCCCCGCGCCCGAGGAGCCCCCCCTGACGCCCGAGGAGGAAGAGCAGGCGCCTCCAGACACGCATGACTGGCACCACGCCACGCCGGAGGCGGGGCTGACGTGCAAGGCCTGCGGCCTGGCTCACAAGAACTGGTCGGGCGAGGACTGCCCTGAGGCGCCGGAGAACGAGGGCGTGTGTGCCCATCCCAACTGCACGTGTGCGCCCGAGGCGCTGTGCCCGGGGGTCGCGAAGCCCCCGCCTCAACCGCAGCGACGGCCACCGTTCGCCGTCGCCTACTCCGTCCAGGGCCACCTCTATGAGGTGGCCCTTCCTGGTGACGCCACCGTGAAGGCCGTGGACGGAGCCCTGGTCATCCAGCACCACCTGGGCCCCGTGGCTGGCATCGTCCAGGTGCTGCCCGTGATCGGAGAGAGCACATGAGCAAGCGAAGCTTCATCACCCGCGTGGCAGTAGCCGCTGGCTACTCCCATGAGTCGGCTGAACAACTCGTTCAGGAAGCGCTGGACGAGCACGCCCACGAACTCGCCGAGAAGGTCTTGGCGCTGCGCGCCAACATCCCCGACTACGCGGCTTCCGCCGCCTGGAAGCGCGGCTACGAGGCGGCCCTGACGATGGCCGCCCTGGAGATCGAGAACCCCCAGAAGGAGGGGCAGTGACGCTGAACCTGAAGCTCGGCAAGGCCGCCGTGACCTTCGAGTACACCGACGACAACATGACGGCCTCCTGGACCGTGAAGGCGGACGAGGGCGAGGACAGGCTGCTGAGCATCATGCGCTTCGTCATCGCCTTTGTGGAGTCGCAGAACGGCCACCCGCCTCTTCCGGAGCGCATCCCCGGCATGGCGCTGGGCATGGCCCAGACGCAGTATCCGGACCCGGATGCGCCGGTGCCGTTCGTACCCACCACGCCAGCCGTCGGCAACGGCTGGGCCATGCCCCAGATCCCCGAGGGCGCGGACTATGAGCTGATCCCCCCGGAGGAGCAGGGATGAGCGCCGAAGTGCCGGCTGTCGGCGCCAAGTACGTGAAGCGTGATGCCCCCGACCAGGGGCGCGTCGTCACCGTAACCCGCGTCTGGAAGGACGACGACGGGCGCACCGCCGTCGCGTACGAGTGGCGCGACGACAAGCCCGGACACAACTTCAGCGCGTGCCCGCTGGGCGTATTCCAGCGCACCTACCGGCCCGAAGGGGAGGGGGCGAGCGCCAGGGAGGAGATCTTCAAGCGCCTGGCGGGTGCCTTCATCGCCGAGGAGAGGGCGAACGCCCTGATCGACCCGGAGGTGTCGACGTGAGAATCGACCGCCTGCGAGTCGACGGCGAACCGGTACGCCGGTTTTTCCTGATCGCAGAGGTCACCTTCGCGGACCGCGAGGCGGAGCCCCGCCACGAGTACGACCACAACTACTACGAGGACTCCGAGCTGCGCTCTGTCGTCACTGGCTGGATGCGTGACGGGGTCTACGACCGGGACGACTCCCCGGCCGTCACCTTCAGGGACGTGCCCGACGCGTGGCACGAGGAACTGACGAGGAAGGATGGCGATGGCTGACGCCGCCTGGCACGAGATCCCCGGAGAGGGGAAGTTCACCAACCTGGAGAGCGCGCTGGAGCACGCCCGCAAGGTCGCCAAGGGCACGGACACGACGCTGGAGATCTACGAGTGCACGCGCACGCTGGTGCGCACCGTCCAGCGGAAAGTCACGATCGAGGAGACGCCGGTCCTGCCGGCCCCGGCGTACGATGGTGAGGCCGCTCCGGACCCGGCGTAGCCGGACCTCTCCCCGGGGCGGCACCTATGAGCGGGTGCGCAGCGCCAGGGCCGTCAGGCCCTCGGAAACGTGGTCCACCCGAAAGGAAGCCCCCCGCCTCACGGCGGGGGGCCCTTTTTTTGTGTCCACGTGGACACGTGGCTGCCAAGCCACTTCTGACTGTAAGTGCCACCTATGACAATCGGGTCACGAGTGCATCACTCTGTGACCGAGCCTTCACGCTTAGCCAACGCCTTGAGCACACCTTCTTCGATCCTCTTGTCAAGGACGCCGTTGGTCTGCTCCTTGATCTGCGTCAGCGTCTCGTCCTGTTTGCCCAGCCGGCCCTGGAGAATGACCACGGCCAGGACGGGGCCGATCAGGGCCACGAACTCCGCCGTGGCCGTGCCGGTCATCGCCAGCGGGACGTAGCCGGCCACACAGATGGCGAAGATCAGTACCTGCATCAGCTTGTCGCTCACATGTCCTCCCTCAGGGACGGGTGCTTCAGCCGGTCCAGGGCCTCTGCGGTGGCCCTGTCCAGCACTCCCGTCATCGGGAGCTTGAAAAGGTGCTGCACGCCCCTTAGGGCGCTCTTCGTGGCGTCATCGAGCTGCCCGGTCACGTCGATGCTCAGCGCCCGCTGAGCGGTGCGCACAGCCTCTCGTTCGCCCTCGTTGGCGGGGGCGATGATGACCCTGTCAGGAGGCCACATCTCACATCACCACGTCTGCGATAGTCCGAAGCTCCACCCACAGCACGCCGCCATAGGTGGACGAGTTCGAGCCCGGCTGTGCCGCCTGCTCGAAGCGGTAGTCGTCGATGACGACGAGATCGCTTGTCTCATTGCGCAGGTCTTGCCAGGCGACCGCGTCACCGCGGGCGAAGATCTGCTCGAACGCGTTCAGGCGGGCGAGGGCGCGCCCCTCGTAGCCCACGCGCTGCCCTGACTGGGTCTGCTCGTGGTCCCAGCACGCCAGCGGCACCGTGAAGACGCGCTGCCGGGCCGAGCCCGGCATGGCCTTGAGCTGCCAGGCGTTGACCTCGCCGCCCTTGGTGGTGTCGGTGCTGGAGCGGGTCAGCGTCAGCTTCAGGGCCACCCACTCCACGGCCGTGGCCGGCGCGGGCAGCACGATGTTCTCAATGGTCTGGCTGGCGCTCTGCGACACCGTGAGGATCGAGGTATCGCCGCCGCCGGGGTCGAGTACGGAGACGCCCACGGAACCCCAGAGCGGGCTCGGGGTCTTGACCGTGACGAACTTGAAGATCTTGTTTTCGATGGTGTTGTACCGGACCCGGCCCGTGGTCAGCGTCCCCGACGCCTCCAGCGTGGACGCCGACTCCAGATAGGACCCCCGGCCGACCACGGCCAGGACCATGCGGTCGCTGTTGCCGAAGCTGGTCACGCTGGTGACCTCGCCCGTGACCTTCGCCTGGAGGTCCGTGGCGTACGCGAAGCGCACTGACGGGGAGACGTCGCCGCTCTGGAGCGGCTGGCCCAGGTCCACCCGGTACAGGCCTGAGGAGCCGCTGATACCGTTCGTCGCCGCGACGAAGAAGAACCTGTCGTACGCCGCGATGGCCTTGACGCCGGAGGAGTTGGTGAAGAGCAGCGGCCCGTACTGGATATCGCCGTTGTCGTCGATCTGTCCGACGCGGAAGCCGCGGTTCGTACCGATGCCCACGAAGCTGCCCAGGTACGTGGTGATCGCGTAGACGATCTCACCGCGAGGCAGCTGGGCGGCCAGCACGCCGCCGGAGGAGAGCACCGGCACGGCGCCGGAGGTGTCCAGGCCGAACTTCAGGATCTCGCCCTGGGAACCGGCGTAGCCGGCCGCATAGATGGCGTTGGTGCCCTCTGCGAAGTCGGTGAAGACGAAGCTGGAGTTGAGATGCGTGAACCGCAGGTTCTTCGCCGGGGTGTTGTCGCACTCGTAGACCTGGTGGCCCAGGGCCAGCATCAGGCGGCCCTTCACCCAGCGGCACACCACGTTGGTGGTGCCCGTGGTGACGAAGGCTGCTCCGGCGCCGTTCCCGGCGCCCTTGTAGACGTTGACGTTGTCCGCGGCAAAGTAGTTCGTGCCGTCGCTCGTCAGGCTCCTGATGGTATTGGCCCCGCCCCACGTGATCGTGGTCGTGGCGGAGCCGGTGTCGGACTTCAGCGCGGTGCCGACGGCGGACCAGTAGCGGTCCGTGCCGTCATTCCAGCCCACCACATGGTGGGCGTTGGCCGAGACATCGGCGATGCGCTGCGTGGTCTCACGCAGCAGCGTCAGCTTGCCGTTCGTCCAAGGGTTCACGCCGACGGACTCACTGAAGCGGATGGCGTACTGGTTGTCGTTGCTCGGGTCCTGGTACAGCAGGCCCGCTCCGCCGATGAAGGACGACTGGGAGCGCAGCCACCAGCTCGCCAAGCTCTGCTCGCCAGGGATGTTCTGGTTGTCGAACTGCTCCTTCTTGATGGGAGCCCCGCTCCGCATCATCTTGCGTTCGTCGCTGATGGCGGACAGCCATGGCATGCCGCCCAGGGCCCAGTGGTACTGCACGCCGTCTAGGGCGTACGACGACGCAGAGGCAGCCGTGCGCCCCGACAGGGCGAACGGTATCCGGCTGACAACGTCGGCCATTACGCCTCCCGGTACCAGCCCTGAATGGTGATCAACGAGTTGGTCTTGATGTCCTGGCCCTGGAGGTTGCCGGAGCCGTCGCCGTCGGCATCGACACAGCGGATACGGTCGGCGGTCGCACCGGAGCCTCCGGTGAAGAAGACGCACTCACCGCCACGCACGGTGGCGGCACCGGCACCGCTGAGCGTGACCGTCTCGGCATGCACGGTCAGGGCCTGCCGGGCGCTGCGGTCCACTGCGGAGGGCATGTCCACGGTGAGGATGCCCGTGCCCGAGCCGGCGCCGGAGGCGTCCAGGTAGACGACGACGAACACGACCTTGCCCAGCTTCCAGTAGTAGCCGGTGCGAGTCGTCCACGTTGCCGTACCGGCGTTGCCGACGGTCGGCGTGTAGGTGCTCCATGTCGTGCTGCCGCTGACCGTCAGCGCGCCGTCCACCACCAGGGCGCCGCTGGTGCGCAGCACGCCCGAGGCGTTGCGGTAGAGGAAGGTGTCCTGGGTGGCGCTGCCAGGGCCCCAGCCCTGCTGTCCGTCGGTGCGGACGTACCAACGGGCGTTGGCGTCCCCTGTCACCCGGGATTCGTACTGGCTGTCCGTGGACGAGGCCCTGGTGCCCCGTACCAGGTTCTGCGGCTGAAGCTCGCCGGCCACCACGAGGGCGTCATCCGTCTTCAGCGTGTTCGCCGCGGAGCGGTACAAGTTGGTGTCCCGGGCCGCGTTGCCCGGCCCCCACTCCATGTCGCCGTCCGCCAGCAGGCGGAAGCGGTCGAAGGTGTCGGCGGTGACGATCGTCGCCACGGATGTGTTCGTGGCCGCGGACTGAGTGGACGTGACAGTGGAGGTGAAGTTGACCCCGCCGGAGAAGGCCGGCGCGCCCGTGAAGGTGCCGCTGAGCGCGGCCCCGTTGATGGTCGGGCTCGTCAGCGTCTTGTTCGTCAGGGTCTGCACCTGCGTGGCGCCCACCAGGGCGCCCGTCACCCCGTGCACGTCCGAGGTCGCAGCCTCGTGCGTGCGGAAGTCGATCAGATCCTGAGCGTTGACCACGTGCCGGATGACGGCGCCGATGGAGTGCGACTGCGCAGAAGTTCCGGAGAAGCCGCGGGTCACCGTCAGCGTGGTGCCAGCCACAGCGGTGACCACCACCAGCTCCTCTGTGGCTGCCCCGTAGTCCAGGGCCAGCACGTACGGCGTGGTGTTCGGAAAGCCGGTGGTGGCACCCACGGTGATGCTGGTCGCCGCCCCGGTGATGTTGCCGCCAAGCGTCGTCTGCTGGGCCGTGTTCGAGTAGTTGTACGCGTTGGCCACGGTCAGCTCCCCTGGAAGTACGCGTAGTTCGGGACCTCTTGGCGCTGGAGCGCCTTTTCCTGCTCCAGGCGCTCGGCGTACAGCGAGGCGAAGAGCTGGGCCGCCTTCGTGGCGGAGGTCGGAGGCACGAGCGGGGCGCGCTCGGTGGTCTCCACGGCCTGGAGCTGGAGGCGTGCGGCCTCCAGGGCGGGCAGCAGGCGCTTGCAGGCGCCGTAGACCACCAGATCCGCGCAGCGCTCCGGGTAGCCGGTCAGGGTGAACTCGTCCGAGCCGGCGGACAGCGCCGTCGGCAGCTTGGTGTAGACGACCTTGATGGCCTGGCCTGGCGTGACGAAGTCGAAGAACTGAATGCTCTTGCCGGTGGCGAAGTTGGCCGTTCTGGCCTTGGGGTTGTACCGCCAGTTCGGCATCGGCTGCGCCACCTTGGACGGGCCGATGAGCTGGGCGACGACGTACCAGACGTCGTTGACCTCTGCCGGAAGCTCGTACTCGACAACGGGCGCCAGCTTGGTGATCTCGGTTTCGCCGAACACTACGAGGTCCGGGTGCAGACCCCGGATCGTCTCGTTGATGGCCTCCTTGATCCGCACGCGCGGGAAGGCAGGGTTCGAGCGGATCAGCGCACTCTGGGCGTGGCTGGCAGCTGTGCTGCCTTCGTAGCCGCGGCCCGTCGTGCCGCCCATGACGGTCACCGTGCCGGAAGACTGGTCCCACTTCTTGACCAGGATCAGCTCGTCGTCGATCTCCACCAGGCCGCGGGAGAGGTTCATGATGGTCTCACCGTCGGCCTGGAAGGTGACGTCGTCCGCGTCCATGGCCACGGCCAGCTCGCTGACGCTCTCCTGGCTCATGGCGAAGCCCAGCAGTTTCTGGCGCACCTGGGAGACGAGCTGATCGAAGGTCGTCATCTCAGCGTCCGCTCATCGCGATCTGGAAGGAGCAGGTGGTGGGGGTACCGGTGACGGTCCAGGAGAAGCGGTACTGGCCGCCGGCCATCAGCATGGATCCGTTGGTCATGCCGACGCCCACGGAGAACTGAGCCGTGCCCACGGCGTTCAGGGCGCTGGTCGAAGCCAGCGTGTGCCAGACGAGGTTGCCGTCCCGCTGCTGGAGTGACACGGTCACGGCCGGCGTGGTGCCGCCCGACAGAGCGGTCAAGTTCACGCCCACCCAGCACTGGGTGGCGTTGGCCAGCCAGTCCTGCGTGGCAGTGTTCCCGGACGTGGTCCGGGCCGTGCTGGCCTCGGTGTACATGGTCGTGTTGACCTGGCCCACGGTCGAGACGGTGATCCGTCCGTCCGCGTCCATCTCCAGCTTGTGGCCGTCCTTGTCCTCGATGCCTACGCGCATCTCGGGCATGTCACACCGCCTCGTATCCGGCAGGCATGGGAGCTGCCGCCGAGAAGTCCTCGCCGTAGGCAGCGCCCGCGGCCTCCGAGGCCTTCAGCGCGGCCTCTATCTGGTGGGTCTTGGTGCCGTCGGGCTGAACGCCCTGACGGCGCGCAGCGCGGTACAGGTCCAGCTCCGCATCCCAGCGCTTCTGCTCGGTGGCGTCACCGCCACCGATGCCGCAGTACGCCACGCGCATGTTCGCCGCTCGGGCGCATTCGCCCCAGCTGGCGTGGTCCTGCGTCGGGCAGCCGGTTCTGCACATCAGTGACGCCCCGGCTCCTGCATGCCTTCGGCACGCGTCATGAGGCCCTGGGTGGTGGCCTCCAGGATCAGGCACTCGTCCTGATTGACGACCTGGCGGTCACCGCCGTCGCCCTGGGGACAGGCCTTGTCGTATGTCTGGCCGTAGTCAGCCATGGCCGGCTCCTACAAGATCTCGGTGAAGTTGGCTTCGGTGACGCCGACACCGGCCGCGATCAGCGCAGCCCTGGTGGCGTCGTCCACCTCGTACTCGTGGCCACCCATGTAGAGGGCGGGCGCAGAGGCTGCCTGCTCGTCCTGGGTCGGGAACCGCACCGCCCGGTAAATGCCGGGCGGGCCCTCCAGGATCGTGATGCCACGAGCGACCTTGACCCGGAGGAAGAGCGGGTCTTCCCAGGACGCCGGACCCTCGTCCACAGACGGGGTCCGGAACGTCCAGGTGGCCATCAGCTGGAGTTGATCGAGGAAGACGTCTCGGCCCTGATGAGGGCTTCGTTCCGGTAGATCTTCCAGCCCGCAACGCCGTACCAGCCGAGAGGCCGGAACCGCGCCAGCTTGTCCACGATGGGGCCGGCGACGATGTGGAACTCGTCGGCCACGGCCTCCGCGAGAGCCTGCTGGCCTGCGTAGTACGTCCGGAAGCGGCGCACCGTGTTGTCACCGGTGCCGGCGTCCACGGCGTTGTAGCAGCGCGGCGACTCGATGTAGAAGGCGCCCTCGTAGGAGCCGATCTCGCCCGCCCAGATGTTCCCGGCCGCCGAGTAGTTGTGCGGGTCGCGCCAGGCAGCCGCGCCGGTCTCGGCGCGCAGGTCGTGGGAGACCTCGGGGTGGATGGCCGCCCAGTACAGCGAGCCCTTGCGGGGCACCGCCTTGTTCGCCCGGAGCTTGGCCGTAGCCAGGCGCGCGATGGCGGAGTTGAAGGTGTCGGTGGCCGCCATGGTCGTGGCCACCGGAGTGGAGACGGTGCCGTTGGTGACGTAGGAGACCGTGCCGGCCTTGCGCTGGATCACGTTGGTGCCCGAGCGCAGCTCGGTCTGCACGATGGTGTCGACGCTGTCGGCCGCGTTGAAGGCGACGATGTTGGCGATAGCCGGGTCGACGTCGGTCAGCGAGTACAGGAACAGCTTCCGGGTCCGGAGGACGGGGTTGCCGTACTCGTTCAGCGTGATGGTGACCGTGGTCGGGTTGCCCAGGGCCACGGAGTCCGGGTCGGTGGTCTCGGTCAGCGCCGTGGTGGCGGTGGCCAGATCCTGGAAGCGCTCCAGGACGATGCTGCCGCCGGGGCCGGTCTGGTTGACCGGGCGCTTGTCCGCCACAGCCCGGAACATGGGCTGGCTGCGGAGAGCGAACTCGAAGCTCTTGTCATATGCCGTTTGGACGGCATTGCTCATTGCCGACGTATCGGTGTAGGCGTTCGCCATGGGGACCTCTCACCCCTTCCGGGGTGCCGTAGGGACGGGGAGAGGTCAGGAGTTCGGGAAGCCCCAGTCGTACTGGTTGCCCTGCGACTGCATCAGCTGGGCGAACTGCTCGGGCGTCTGCGCGGCCCTGAGGGCCGCGGCCAGCTCGTTGTCCGTACCCGCGGGAGGGGCCACGCCCTGCGCGCCCTGCTCCTGCATGCGTCGCATCTGCTCCTGACCGTCAGCCGGCACGGTGGAAGGCGGGGGACCCTGCGGGGTCTGCTGCTCGCCCTGCTCCTGCCCGTCACCGGGCAGCTTGGCCAGGGCGGCGCCGTTCGCCGTCAGCCACTCGTCCAGCTTGTCGGGCTCCCCCGTGAACAGGCCTGCGGCCTGCGGGGCGTAGCCCTTCGCCTTGAGCGCGTCCGCTACGGCCTGCTGCTTCTTCTCGGCCTGAAGACGATCGTTCTCCGCCTTCAGGTCCTTCAGCTGTCCGGAGACCTTGTCCATGTAGTCGCGGAACCACTTGGGTCCCTGCTCCGTGGACGGCTGCTCCCCAGCTCCCGACATCTCGTCGGGGTCGAAGCCACCGAAGCTGTACTCGCTCACTGCGCACTCCCGTTGCCTTGGCGCGGCCTACTCACCCTCCGGGGGAAGGGGTCGTGCTCCGCTACCGGCCTTCATCTGGGACGGGGCCGGTCGGTCCGTCGGTGCACGACTGTAAACCCAGCTAGCGAAAAAGTGCTATCACCTGCGGCAGAGCAGCAAAAAGCCCCCAGCCCGAAGGCTGGGGGTGGGCCGACCTCAACCCCCCTTAATGGAACTCTCGGCACGGGGGGCCGACATCGAGGAGCCGAAGAATATCAGCCCTTATGTCTGCGAGTAGCCCGCATTGAGACCCTGGATGGTGGCCCCGCGGCCACCGGCGAACAGGGCCCGCTCCTGGGAGCGGAGCCGCTTGCCCTTCTCGCTGGCGGCCTCGCCGCCTGTCGTGGCGCCGGGCGTGAACATCTCCTGCTCCGCCTCGCGCTGGGACCAGCTGGAGCCGTAGCGGCCCGCGATGCCCAGCATGGTTTCGAAGCCGTCGGCGATGCGGGCGTAGGCCTCCTCCGCCTGGTCGGCGGTGATGCCGAGCGTGGCGTAGCCCTCCAGGTCAAGGACGTTGGCCGCGAAGCCGCGGCGGATGGCTGCCGCACCGATGGCTCCAGCGGCAGCCTGCTTCTTCAGGATGGGCTCAGCCTTCTTGCGGTCCAGGAAGTAAGCGGTGAGGTCGCCTTCCTGGATGCCGTACATCTGGAACAGAGCTTCCTTGTACTGCGGGTTGGCTTGGCCGGTGGCGGCCACGGCCAGGTCCACACGGGACTTGATCTCCGTCGGAGAGACATCGTCGCTGATCCAGCGGGTGAAGTCCGCGGGGTTGTCGTAGAAGCCCTTCGGCAGCCCGGCAGAGCTGAGGATCTGCCGGTAGGCGGCCTCGGTCGCCAGGTAGTCCGCAGGACTCAGCACAGCCAGGCCGGCCTTCGCGCGGGCCTCGTTGCCCGCGAAGCGGGTCTTGTATTCCTTGGTGTCCTGAAGCAAGATCGCGATCGTGTCGGCCCCGTAGCCCTGCTTGACGTAGTCGTAAATCTTCCCGGCCAGAGACCCCAGGCCGTACTGGCCGAACAGCGACTTCAGCGCCAGGAAGGCGTCCCGGTTCTCGCCGGACAGCAGCTTGTCGTACTGGCCCGTGACCTCATAGATCTTGTTCTGAAGGTTGGTCACCTTCGCGGCCGATGCCTTGCTCCCGGCGGTCTGCTTGGCGAGGTTGCCCTTCGCCTGCGCCAGCTCGGTCGTAAGACGCCGCCGGAGCGAGTCCGGCATCTTCTTCTTGAGCTTGGCTTCCAGCGACTTGACACGGGCCGTGGACGCCGCAATCTGGCTCTTGTACCGGGCGCCCACCGTACGCTCCCGGGCCAGGTCGGCCTTCGTCTTGGTGTAGGCACCTGTGTTGATCTGGTCCGGGGACGGAAGGTCGATCTCGTCCAGGAACTCGTCAGGGACGTTCTGCTCGACAGGAGTGCTCATCAGTACGCCAATCCGAAGTCCTTCGCCACCTGGCGAGCCACGGTCATCATCGACTCCCGCGCGTTGTTGGTCTTGCGCCAGCGCGGGTCATTCCGTACGTCGTTCTCGAACTGCCACAAAGGGTAGTTCTCGCCCGCCTTGCTGCCATTCATCGCCGAGTACACGTGCTTGTCGAAGAGATCGACCTCGGTCTCCGGCAGCTCCAGGAGCTGCGAGACGGTCTTGATGTACGGGGCTGCCAGGTCCAGCGCGTCCTGGCCCGCCAGGATCTGCTCAGAGAAGGCGCTGAAGCGTGCCGCCGCGCTCTTGCGGATCTGTGCCTCCAGGTTCTCGATCGTCGTCTTCCCTGAGGCCACGGCCACGGCGTTCTTCTTGTACCAGTCCTGCGAGTACCGCATGCCGTTCAGGTACGCCACCGTGTGCATCTTGTCGAAGGCCTCGCCGGCCTCGCCCCACATGACGCCGCCGTGCGTAGTCGCACGGGCACCCAGCCAGTCCTGCACTCTGGCGTCCGACCAGCCAAGCGCAAGGCTCTTGTAGATCGCGTCCTTCAGCAGGGCGGACGACTTGCCGCCCTTGCCGATCTGGTTCCCCAGGCCGACCTGGACGGCCAACTGGTTGATCTTGTACTGGGCATTGCTCCAGTTCTGCTTGTGGGTCGCCGGGTCAGTGAACTTCGTGGTGATGTACTTCCGCAGCGTCGAAGACTGCGTCTTCCACCACTTCGAGTTCTTCAGGGCCGCCTGGAAGCGGGGCGCGCTCCAGCCCTGGGAGACGGCCTTGTTGAACAGGCTCTTCAGCTCCTTGGAGCTGTTGATCAGGGCAGACGACAGCCCGTACTGCTCCATCAGTTCTTCGCGGTCCAACTTGGGCACTGCGGGCGCCCCTCCTCCCGTGAATCCACCCCCGCCGCTGTACGGCGTGCTTTGGCCTGCATAGTCACCGGCGTGACCCATCACGTCACTGACGTACTTGTAAACCGGCGGATCGCCGTATGTCTTGGACGGGTCCGGCTGGCCCGAGTACCACATGGCGGCGGCGCCCTGAGGCCCGTACTGGTTGAAGTAGGCCTTCAGCTGGCCGCGGGCCACGGCCTCCTGGGCCTGCGGGTTGTTCAGGAACTGCTGGGGGGTCAGTGCCGTGCCCCAGTACTTCTTCGTCCAGGGCCCCACGTTGGGGGCCAGCACCTGGTACTTGCCGTACGCGTGCCCGTACTTGGTCATCGGACCGATGGCTTTGTAGTTGTGGCCAGACTCCTGCGTGGCGATGGCCCAGAAGAACGCCTCGAAGCTAACAGCCATCTCAGAACCCCAAGCCCATGTCTGCCAGCACCTGGCGGCCGATGTTCATCGTCTTCTCCGCCACGCCTGGCTGCTTGCGCCACTTCGGGTCGTTGCGAACGAGCTGCGTGAAGGCGTTCAGGTCCATGGGCTGCGGCTGGCCCTTGGCGTCAGCCCGGCCCAGGGCCTGGCGCACCTTCGGGGAGAAGGCGTCCACGTCCGTGGAGGGCACGCCAAGCTCCTGTGCCACCACCTGGACGTACGGCTGCGCCAGATCCTGGATGCTGGCCCCGGCCCTGATCTGGTCGGCGAACGCCGGGTAGAGTCCGGCGGACTGCTCGCGCATGCTCGCCGTGATCTTCTCCATGCTCGTCAGCCCGCGCACGAGGTACTGCGCGTTGTTCAAGATGGACTGCTCGGTGACGCTGACGCCGTTCTTGTAGGCCTCCTCCTTGATGGCCTTGGCCGCAGCGCCGGCCATGCCTCCAAGGACGTGCTGGTCAGTGAACTTGATGTACTGGCCCAGGTAGTTCTGAACCTGGGCGTCCTGCCAGTCGAAGTGGACCATGTTGCGGGCCAGCTCGTTGACCTGCTTCTCCGAGAGGATGGCGCCGGCCTTCACGGCCATCTGCTGGGCCGCCACCCGGGCGGCCTCTATCGTCGCCTTGTAGGTCGCCGGGTCGGTCTTCTGGAGCACCTGCGCCTGGCGGACGGTGTCCGAGTTCTTCTTCCACCAGTTGCTGTTCTTGACCTCGGCCTGGAAGCGGTCGGGCGTCCACTGGCCTTCCACGGCCTTGTTCAGCATCTTCCACAGCTCGGGCTGGCTCTTGAAGAACGCGTAGCTCATGCCGTAGCGCTCTGCCAGCTCGTGGGCGTCGAGCTTCGGGGCCACCTCTTCGGCGTAGCCGCCGCCGGAGGACGGATCGGCGCTGACGCCGGAGATCCGGCGCCCGCCCATCCAGCGGTCCATGTAGTACCCCTCCGCAAGGGAGGAGATCTTCACCGGCTGGCCCGTGCGGGCGGCATGGATGAACTTGCCGCCACCGATGTAGATGCCCACGTGATCTGGGCCGGACTTCGAGCGGTCGGTGTCGAAGAAAACGAGGTCGCCGGGTCTCAACTTGTTGGGGGGCACGCTCGCCCCCACGTTGATCTGGTTGTACGTAGTCCGGGGCAGCTCGATGCCGTGCTGGGCGTACGCCCAGGACACCAGCCCCGAGCAGTCGAAGCCGCTCATGGACGTGCCGCCCCACTGGTACATGACCCCGAGGGCGCCACGCGCCGTGCTGACGATGTCCTCACCGCGTGCCATGGGCTACTCCGGAGATCCGTAGATCAGGTTCTCGAAGGCGTTCTGGTACGTCGTCACTGCCTGGGTGACGCCGTACTCCTTGCTCTTCTTGATCTGGTTCTCGCCGATCAGCGCCTTACCCTCGCCCGACAGACCGCCGCTCTGCTGGGTGGACGAGCTGAGCTGCTGCCCGGTCTCCATGTCGTACTGGGTGGTCGTGGTGGACACGACCGGGGCCGCCTGCTCCGCCTGGTGCAGGGCGCTGGCGAAGGCCGTCAGCTCGCCGGCTCCGGGGTCGCGGCCCATCATGTCCTGGAACAGGCGGGTGGCGATGGCGCGGGCCGTATCCGGGTCAGTCAGGTCGACCCGGGTGTCTGTCACCTGAGCCTTGCCACCGCCCAGGTAGGTGCCGGGGCCGGTATACCGACGCTGCCCAGTCTCGACGTTGACCTCCCAGACGCCTTGCTGAACCCAGGCGTTGGCGCCACCAGAAGCCTGCACGTAGCTGGCCATCAGGTCCATGGGGCTGACCTTCTGGCCCACCTTGCCGTAGTTGGCCGCTTCCTTGACCAGCTTCTTCCAGAGTGCGGCACCTTCCAGGGGGCCGTCTCCAAGCTTGAGCATGCCGGTCAGGATGCCCTTGGAAACGAAGTCGGACTGCTGCTTCGCGGTCCAGTGGTAGAACTCGCTCTCAGCCTCCGCCTTGGTCGCCCACCTGGACGTCCCCTCGCGGCTGCTCAGCTCCTGAATGTTCTTCCAGGCCTGGTTGCTGGAGCCCTTGGGACGCTTGGGCTTCCACTCGCCCATGTAGACCTTGCCCGGGTCCTTCTCGCCGCCGCCAGAGCCGACCAGGCTCTGTAGGAACTCCAGCTCCGGATCCGGCTTCTTGCCGCTCGCCGAAATGGCCATCTACGCCTCCTCCAGCTCCAGATCGATGCCCAAATCCCTGGACAGGTAGCGGTGGTACAGGTCTCCGAAGTTGGTGTCCGACTCCACCAGGCCGTCCACGATGCGCCCCCAGATGGTGGCCAGGTCTGAGTTCGACTTGGCCTTGAGGGCGGCGGAGCCGCCAGCCGCGTCCCGCTGCGCCAGCAGGGTGGTCATGGCCCTGCGGTAGCTCAGGTACTCCTGGAGGCGCCGCAGGTCGCTGCGGCTCTTCAGCTTCGCCAGCTCACTGTTCGCCACGGCCGTGAGGCCGGGTATCAGGCGGTCGTACCGCCTTGGGTCGATCGTGTAGAAGTCCTTCGACCACTCTTCGTTGTAGTACGGGTTCTCTTCGCCATTGGGCAAGAGCGGGTCACCCAGCAGGCGCGAGATGGCGCCGCGCATCGCCTTGAACTGTTCGGCCCCCTCGTCCTCGAAGCTGTTGAAGCCCGCGCTGTGCAGCTGGGCCGTCACCGCGTTGCGCAGCTGGGTGAACTTCGCCCAGCCCAGTCTCCGCTGGTTCTCCGCCATGGCCTCGTCCGCGCTCATGCGCGTGCGCTGCATCTCCGCCCCGCCGGGGACGAGCGGCACGGACAGCTGGTACGAGTACGCCTCTGGCGAGAAGGGCCCATGCCCCTCAGGGCCCACGATCAGGGCGGCCAGCTCGGGGTTCTGGCCGATGATGTCCGCGTACTTCTGCGACAGCTCCACGGCCTTCTTGGTGGCCGGGATGCCGCCCTCGTTCTCCGTCGTCGCCTGGGCGAACACGAAGTAGCTCTCACCGAAGCGGGAAAGGAACTCTTCGTCCGCGGTGAGCGGGTTCCGCCTGCGCAGGTTGTTGTACTGGTCCCGATAGAACTGGTACTTATCCACCTTCGTCGTGGCCGCCGGCTGAATGAAGGCCGTGGTGGCGCTGAACAGCCAGTAGTTCCGCGTCATGTCGGCAATCTCCTGCGCCGACGGCATCGGCTTGCCGAAGTTCGCGTGCTCGTACGCCGCGCGCTGCATGATCTGCAACTTGACCCGCTGGTACCGCTCGTCCGAGGTGTCCCAGGCGGACAGGAAGTTCCTGGCGTACAGCGGCAGACCCTGCTGGAGCACGGTGTCACCGAAACCGCCGGGCGTCGGGCCGAAGGGCAGGACGCCCAGGTGCCGCAGCATCTCTGCCTGCTTGGGCTTGTCCTTCACCAGCAGGGAGGCGGGGATCGAGACCACCGGGCCGGTCCCCGGATTGAACCAAGGGTCGCCCTGCGTGATCATGTGCAGGCTGTCCTGTGAGACCTTCCAGTTCTTCAGCTGGTTGTCCAGGCTGTCCATGCCCAAGGCCTTGCCGACGTCGGACGTCACCAGGAACTTCGGCACCCGGGCAATGATCATGCGCTCGCCCTTGGGGACGAAGCGCTGCACCAGCTTGCCGCTCTCGTCGGTCGTGGTGACCGTACCGTCGCGGTTGATCTTGTTACCGTCGCGGTCCTGCATCCAGCCCGCACTGATCGGGGCGTTGAAGAACATCGAGGCGTAGCCGACCGTCTGTGGCCGGTCGGCGATGATGCGTGCCCACCTTTGCCAGGATTCGGTGGTCGCAGCAAAAAACGGGCTCATGAAGCGCAGCCCCGCTGCCGCATCCGAACGGTGCGCAATGTCGAAGACCAGCTTGCGCGTGTCCTTCAGGGCCAGACGTCGCGCCGTCTCGGCGATGCGGTCAGCGTCCTTCTGCGCCACCGTCGCACCCTGCTTCAGTTCCTGGGACACGAGCGTGCGCGCGTGGCCTTCGTAAAGCTGGTTGAACAACGGGTGCCTTGACATGCGATCGGCCGGGATCGACGCCGCCCACTTGTAGAACCAATCCATTACCCGGTCCATGGACCGGCTGGCCGCGTTGGACCCGGCCAGGGCCTCGCCAAGCTGGGAGCTGTGGACGTATTGCGGGTAGACGCCCGTCTTGGCCATGTTGGTGAGGTAGTCCATGTCCGCCTCGCCCTTCAGGGCGGCCTCGCGGATGCCGGAGCCGGCGGGCATGTACTCGTCGATCTCGTGCCAGACCGCCGCTGCGATGCGGTCGGGAGTCGAGTACTTGATCCCCAGGCGCTTGCGGTACGCCCGCCCCGCGGGCGTGGACGTCAGCCACTTGGCCATGTCGTCGATCGATGCGCCCTTGACGGCCTGGAGCGCTAGTTGGTCCTGCATGATCTGGTGGTTGATGGCCTTGTGCCAGGCCTCCACGAAGGTCTTCTCCGTGCCCGGGTACGAGATCGGCGCCGCGGCCTTCGTGCTGCCTGCGCGCTGGAGGTTCGAGTGGATCAGCTGTTGGTTCCGCTGGAGCAGCGTGCGCAGCGAATCATCAGCGCTGATCATCTTCATGTAGTACTCGCCCTGCTCGCCCGCGAGGGCGGGCGGCAGCTTGATGCCGCCGACCGAGACGGTCTTGTCCAGCTGCGAGGACTGACGGAAGCCGCGCTCCTTCAGGGCCTTGGCCGCATCCGCGGCGGCCAGCTGGGCCTCGCGGCCGGCCATCAGCTCGTCCATCTGCTCGGTAAGGACCGCAAGGCGGTCGCGCCGAGCCGGGGAGTGGGTGGCCAGACGCCGCTCCGCTGCGGTCACCTGCTGATCCAGCTTGGCCGCCAGCTGCTCCATCGCCTTGTACTTAGCCGCGCTGACGACCGACCCAGCGAAGGCCGGCGTCGTACCGGCGTTCAGGTGAGAGATGACATCTGCGATGTCCTGCTGCCCCAGGCCGTGCTTCGTCTTCAGCAGAGACTCGATCATCCAGTCCGGATAGTTACCCGTGCGCAACCGTTGTGCCGCCTGCCAGGCGCCGCTGGTGATGCTGCTGACCTGCTGGCCCGGCTGCGCCGGAGACATGGTCTGCAATCGATTCCGCGCCTTGGTGGCCCTGGCCTTGGCCTTGCCCAGGTCAGCGCGATACACCGCGTTGGCTCGCTCCAGGCTGGTCGTGATCCGGTCCAGCTCGGGCTGGAGAGCCTTGATCTCCTCATCAGCGAACTTAAGGCCCTCGCGGGCCACGGCCTCCGCACCCTCGTAGTGGCTGGCGCGCTTCCAGTGGAACAGGTTCGTGGCCAGGTTCTTCATCCCGTACCCGGCGCGCGCGGCCATCGCCGCGGCGCCCAGGCGGGCCATCTGCCCGAGCAGGTCATCACCAAGCACGCGGGGGATGTAGCCCAACCGGAAGAGCTGGGCAAACTTCCACAGGTGGCTGACATAGTCCAGGCCGTCAACGATCCAGTCGGGGTTGCCGACCTTCGACGTGCGCAGGGCCTTCAGCGCACTGGCGTGCCTGGCCAGCGTCTTGTCCAACATGGTCAGGTCGATCATCACGTGATCGTTCGCCAGCTTCGTGACCATGTTCGGGTGGATCTTGAGCCGGCCATCGGCTCCGGCGAAGATGTCGACGCTCTGCTTCTCGTCCGCGAAGTTGGCGGCGCTGTACCTGCGCAGCTCCTCCTGGCCGTGGGTGATGTTGGCCCGGTACTCGCGGTACAGGGCCATGCCCTCGTCGTACGTGAAGCCATGCTTCTCGGCGACCTTGGTCACGCCCATGCCCTGGATCTCCTCCAGGAGCTGCATGCGCTCGCCCTCGGTGGTGGTCGCCAGGTACCGATTGAGCATGTCGCCGCGGATGTCCGGGCCGATGCCCGGAATGCGGGCGATGTGACCCCGAAGCTCGTCGATCGCCTCCGGATGCAAATCGTCTATGGCAATCAGGCCGTTGGGGTGCGACTCGGCGAAAGAGCGGATAAAGGTGGCGGAGCTGCCGAACATGTCGTTGGCGTAGATGCGCGTCTTGGCGAGGCCCGGCGCCTTGGCGGCGGTGCCGCCGCTGGACACGGTGCCCAGGGCCGGGCCGGTGCGGAAGAGTCTCTGGTTCGCCGTGCGGGTGTAGGCCCGGGACGGTGAGTACCGCGTCAGGTTCAGCGCGTCCAGCTCGGCGTAGTGCGCCAAGGTCGCGTCGTACCGAGCGACCAGGTCATCATCGGCCTGGTGCAACGCGCGCAGCTCATCCATGCGGGCGGTGATCATGGCTTCTGCTGCCGGGTTGGCCTGGGCCCGCACCCGTGGCAGGGCCTCCAGCTCCAGCGTGCTCAAGCGCTCGTCGACCTGCGCCATGCGCAGCTCGGCCGCGGCGTTCGCCTCCTTCAGCTGCGCCCTGGCCGCCACGTCGCCCAGCGTCGTGCGGAGGAAGAGGCCCACCTCTTCGGGGCTCTGCAACTTGGAGATGATCGAGCCGGCCCGGGGGCCCAGGGCGCTCTTCTTGAACATCGAGAGGTTGTTGATCAGCTGCGGATTGTCCTTGTTGGCCCAGATGAAGCCCTGGACCTTGGCCATCCGGCTGGAGGCCATCATCGAGTCGATGTCCCCGGACGTCCAGCCGCCCTGCGGGCGCGGCGTTACCACGTACTTCCGTCGTGCGGCGCCGATGCCCTTGCCGGCCAGGACGGCCGGGTCCAGCCACCAGCGGGCGGCGAAGTCGGAGGCGCCGCTGGAGAAGGAGAACATGGCGTTGTCCCGGCGCAGCCGCTCGACGGTCCGGTTGCCGATGACCGGCATCCCGGCGCCCTTCAGCAGCTCCTGCTGCTCGTCCTCCGACAGCTCGTCCCACCCTGCGGGCAGGTACGACTGAGCGGGCGTGGCATACAGGGGCTTGCCTTCGATCAGCTCCTGAGCGGACGCGGGCCCGTACTCCTGGCCCGTAAGCTGCTCGGCCTGCGAGTAGGCCCGTGCGGCAAAGGCCTGGCCCGGCGAGATGTGGTTGGCGGCCCTCCAAGCCTTGGCCCACTCGCTGCCCGAGAAGATCTTCCCGAAGTCCTGCTCTCCGGACGAGCTGCCCATCAAGATGGCCGTGCTCAAAGGCTGGCTGATGGCGTTGTCGTACGTCCAGTTCAGCCCGTGCATCAGGCGTTCCACCGGCACTGAGCCGGGCTTCAGGAAGTGCTCCTCCACCAGTTGGGACGTGTGGCTGTGCTCGGGGTCGCGCTCACCGACCGCCAGGCCGATGTACGTACCGACGATGGGGAGGTTCCTGCCGAAGTCCCCGACCTCCTTCAGGAAGCCGCCAAGCCCGTCTCCCACTCAGACCCCCTCAGCGAAGAAGTCCTCGGAGGGGTAGACGTCGATGGGCGTGGCGGTGGCCTGGAGGCCGTACGCCAGGCCATAGCCCACGTAGTTGGCATTGGGGCCATTCATGGCCATGTCGAAGGCCAGGGCCGGCGTGTCGCCGAAGAACGACGCGTAATTGCCCAGCGTCTCCCACCAGTCCATCAGGCCATCCCCTTCAGCTGACGCACGAGGTTGCGGGCCGCCTTGCTCGAACCCGGCTGATTCGCCATGTGCTCGAAGACCGGCAGATACATCACGAGCCTGCGCATGTCCTCGTCCGGCTGGTTCGGCAGGCCCAGGGCCTCCAGGCCCGGCCCGTCACCCATGGCCGCGCCGGCCGTGACCGGCTCGTCCGGCATCTGCGTGGGCGCGTCGAAGCCCACCAGCCCCGCCGTGATGTCGGCCATCTGCGGGGCGCCGACGTCCCCGCCGGGGGACGCCGAGACGGGCGCCGCCTGCTGCATCTGCTCCAGCTCCTGGCGCTCGCCGTACGCGCCGCCACTGGGTACGCGCACCGGCTGCTTCCCCGGTCCGCCGTCGGTGCGCTTCGACAGCGCACCCGGCCCGCTGACGGGGGCCGGGTTGCCCGGCTGTCGGTATCCGCCGCGGGCCATCAGTTAGTGCGCCTTGTTCTTGTCGTTGCTGCCGGTGGTCGGCCGGCCCGGCTGGAGGCTGGTGGAGTTCCAGCTACCGGTCCCCGGCGCGGTGTCGTTGGCACCGCCCTGCGACTTCCCGCTGTTCTCGCTCGCCATCGGCTGCTGGGTGTGGGGCTGCTCCATGCCGCCCTTGAGGTGCGCCATGGGCTGGCTGCCGCCCTCGTGGAACGGGTCGCCCGCGAATCCTTCGGACATCCTGATCACTTCCTGTTCTTCGGGTCGCTGTGCTTCTCGCAGTACTTGGGCTTGGCGCCCTTCCCGAGCCATGGCTTCTTGGGCTGGGGGCACTCGCCGTGCTCGCAGATCACGACGGGGTCCATATGGACCTTCTTGGCCTCGAAGTCCTGCTCGGTGATCTCGTCGCAGCCCAGCCAATGGGTGGGCTGGCCGTTCTCGGCCGGACGGCCGCACGTCGGGCACGTCATGCCGGAACGCTCCTCTTCACTGATGCGGACATAGACGGCCGTCCGCCGCTGGTAAGCCCGGCCAGCAGGCTCATCACGTCAGGCTGGCCGCCGGGGCCCATCTGGGCCTGGCCCGGGGCGGTGCCGCCCGGCAGGCCGGTGGACGGGTTCATGCCGAAGGGCACCCCGGGCCCGCCCTCGGTGGGGCCCGGGGTGCCAGGAGCGCCAGCTGCGGACGTGGGGGACGCTGGCTGGGGCTCCGGCTGGAAGGCCTTCAAGATGGCCTCGTGCATGGGCATGCGCTCGCGCAGCTCGATCAGCTTCGCGGCCTGCATCAGGATCATCGTGGGGTCCATGCCCTGCTGGGCCATGATCCCCATCGAGCTGAGCAGCGAGAAAACGCCCTGCTTCAAGGCGTCCGTCGCCTGCTCCTTGTCCACCTCGGCCTGGAGCTGCGCCACATCCACGTCCATGGGCAGCTGGCGCTGGACGAAGTCCCGGCTGACCAGCTGGTCTCCGCGGAGCTGGAGAAGGAAGATCAGGGCCTGGTTCGGGTTCATGCCCGAGGCGAAGCCGTACGAGACGGACACCCTGTAGTCGCCCTTGATGTCCCGGGCCGGGATGTAGGACTCCTCGAACGGCGTGCCGTTGATGACGCCGCTGATGCTTTTACGGGCCTCCGGCCAGAACTTCTCATCCATCTCGAAGGCCAGCTCGATGGCCTCCTCAAGGGCGAGGCCGATCATCATCTGGCCGGTGGCCACCTGGATGTCGTAGCCGCCGTTCAGGGCGTCCACGCCGCGGCCGGTGATGATCGAGGCGTCCACGTCGCCGGTCGCGCTCGCCGGCGTACGCGTGCCACGCATGACTTCCTGCTGGAGCAGGGCGTCTTGCTGCCAAGCGGCCTGCGGCATGTCCGTACCAACCCGGCGGATCTTCTCCGGGCTATTGGTGCGAATCACTGCATCGTCACCGAAGGGGATCTTCTGCACATCGGTTGGGATGGCCAGCGGCGCCCGGACCGTCTGCTGCGTGGCCTGAAGGCCCAGCATCGCCATCCGGTTGCGGGCCAGCATCGGCCAGACAACGTCATCGAACTGGCCACGCTGCTGGTCATCCCACTTCGGCTTCTCAGCCACGGCCACCGGGACCTTGCCGAAGCGGTTCGGCGTCACCAGGAGCACGAGGTTCTTCCGCTCCGGCATGTAGAGCACGTACTGGCTGGCGTCGCAGAACTTGACCAGCTCCAGCTCGGTGTCCCCCTGCACCTGGCGGCCGTACGGCTGGTCGGCGCCCAGGATGGCCTGGGAGTGCTCGGGGAACTTCGCGGCCAGCTGGCGCGCGGACTCGCGCCAGACCTTCGAGTACGAGCGGACCCGGCCGTTCAGGTCGTACTCGACATAAGTCTTCATCGGGCTGTCGATGCGCAGCCGCGGGCGGCCTGCCGCGAAGTCCGGCTCGACCACGATCGGCATCGCGCCGTACGTCAGGTACCAGTCGCAGCCGGTTGGCATCGACTTCTTCAGCTTCGAGTCGATGATGTAGCTGTACGCGATCTTCGTCTTCTTGGCGACGCGCTTCTTCTGGCGCTCGGAGGTCACAACCCCCGGAGCGCAGTTGATGGACGGCAGCGGCGCCAGGTTCTCGGCGAGCTGCCGGGCCGCGGTGTCGATGACGTTGGCCGTGATCGGCCGCGGCCACGCGTCCGGCATGCTCCCGGGCGCAATGTTGTCGATCTTCTGCGCGCGGGCGTCGAAGACCGTCTGGTGCCGCGCGTCCCGCTCGTGGGCGTCACGGCGCAGCGCCTCGACGCGGCGCGCTATCTGATCGATTGTCGCCATGACCACCTCCAACGGGGGCGAAGGCTACGGCCAGCTGCTACTTTTTCGCGCGCAGCGCCTTCACAGCCGCCTCCAGGGCGGCCACGCGCTGCTCCAGCGTCAGCTTCACCACGGTCGTGGTGCCGCCCCACTTCCCGGCCGGCTTGGCCAGGCAGGCGGCCACGTCGCGACGGAACTTGACCATGTCGATGCCCTTAGGGTCGGACTTCCAGTCGGACCACTCGGCATGCGAGATGGCGGACTTCTCGCCCCACTTGTCGCCCTTGGCGCGGTGGGCGCGCAGGACGGCGGCCTGCGCCTTGACCATGGCCACGTACTGCTTTGCTGGCCAGGCCTCCTTGCCGTCGCCCCGGTTGACGCACTCCCAGCCATAGAAGTGGGCGTTGCCGTCCACGGCGCCGGAGCTGCCCTGGTGCTCATGGGTGGCGGGCGGCCTGTCGCCGTAGTCCTCGGCCTGCACCGCGGCCAGGACGCGCGGGTCCCCGCCGCCCGCGTGGTTGGCCCGACCCATCCCGACGAGGTAGACGGTCCCGGCCTTGCCGATGACGCCCGTGCACAGCGGGCCCGGAAGGTCCGGGCTGCCGCCGTAGCAGTACTGCACGATCGCGCCCTCGGAGGTGTACGGCCCGGTGTGATGCACCATCGTGCCGTTGACCGGGCCCCAGGCGCCCTTGTGGTTGCGGTTGTGGCTGCGCCAAGCGCCATGTTCCACGACCCGCAGACCCTCGGCCTTGAGGGCGGTCAGCAGCTTGTCCGCGTTCAGGGGAGTGGCCATCACGCACCTGCCCGAGCGATCGCAGCGTTGGCCCAGAACATGACCTCTTCGAGCTTGGTCATGACCACGGCCTTCTCCCGGCCCTCCGGAAGCGCTTCGTTCAGTGAGTCGGCCAACTGACGGCACTGCTGCCGCACGCTGGTGTGCTCGTCCCGCTTCTCCTGCGTTGACGCCGCGTGGAACGCGAAGCGGTGCTCGATGTCCTTGGGGTCCACGTCCTACTCCCTCACCAGTTCAGGGCGCCATCCCAGGCGCCCGCGCCCTGCTGCTGCAAGGCGAAGTCCAGGTCCACGACCATCTGTCCCGAGGCATCGCGCTGCGATGTGAACTCGCTGTTGTTTACGTGCCAGCCCGAGAAGTCCGTCACCATCAGCTCCCGACAGCGGATCTCCGCGAACCACAGAGCCATGACCGTGTCGGTCAAGCCCTTGGTCTCCGGGAACCAGCTACACAGCTGCTCGATCAGGGCCCGAACGCCCTCAGAGCGCGTCTGTGACGGCAGGCGGATCAGGTTCCGGCCGTCGCGCCAGCCCTCGAAGAGCAGGGCCATCGAGGCCACGCCGAAGTCCGGGTCCCATTTGTTGCTGTTCGTGTGATGCGGCGAGATCAGGCAGCCGCGGGCGTTCAGGTACGTACGGATCTCGGCGTCCTGGGTAATGGACGCCTGGTAGGCGTTCTTCTCGATCCGCCACTCGGAGATGGAGAACTTCTCCGTCAAATCCTTGATCTTCTGCCGCATCTCGTGCGGTGGCATCCCCCGCTGGTTGACGACGTCCAGCACCCAGCGCTGCCCCGTGCGGCGGTCGAGGCCGACCACCACCATGGCCGTGCACCCCGCGGCGGCCGGGTCGAGGCCGGCGACGACCAAGAGGCCGTCCATGCCGTAGCGGCGATGGTCGGACTGGCCGTCGAACATCCGGCCCGGATAACGGGCCCGGTCTATGCAGCCCTGCACGTCGGCCTGCTTGAAGATGGCGTCATCCGCCACCTGGTCCTGCATGTAGACCATGCTCCAGTTGCGCGGCGTCATCTTGCGCCGCTTCCTGGCCAGCGCCTCGCCGTGCCACATAGGCCAGAGGCCGTCCTTCGGCCAGCCCTCGGCTTCGGCGAGCTTGCGGGCCTGGATGGTGACCGGCGGCCGGTTGGTGGCCGGCCACAGCGTCTCCCAGTCCTTCGGGTCGTCGGCGAAGGACAGCACCGCAGGCTGCGTCAGGTACGTCCAGGGCGAGTTGCCCTCGGAGTAGTACTGCGGCTTCAGAATCTCGGAGTACAGGTCCGTGGTCGCCATGCGGGTGCCGATGAGCAGCATCCGGCCGCCAACGTCGGCGACGCGGGAACCGACGATGTTCTGGATCCAGTCGATCTGGGCTTCGAAAGCCTGGTGGTTCGTGTTGTCGACGCAGTCGTCCATGATGACCAGGTCCGTACGCGTGCCGTAGATCTGGCCGCCGATACCGACGGCTTCGACCGTGTACTCCTTCTCGCCGGAGTCGGCTCCGGCCACACGGATCTGCGTGGAGGACCAGGTGGAGGCACCCTCGGCGAAGCCGCCGGGCGGGCCGAAGTGCTGCTGCAACTCCAGGTAGGTCTCGGACTCTGCCAGCCGCTGCTTGATGCTGAACAAGAACTTGGCGGCCATCGACTGGGTCTTCGACACCAGCAGGATGCGGATGTTCGGGTCCTGCACGATCCGCCACACCACGTAGTTCACGGTGAGCGTGGTCGACTTCGCATGCTCCGGCGGCGTGTTGACCACGATCTGGTCCTCGTCGCCCTTGACGAAGCGCTGCGCCGGGTGCAGGTCCCGGGGCTCCCGGCCCTCAAGCAGGTCGTACCACTGCAAGTGGTGCCAGAACAGCTTCGTGTTCAGGTACTTCTCGCAGAACTCCGGGAAGTCGGGGACCTCCCGCTGCTGGCCGCCCGACTTCTCGATGTTGGCCTGCAAGGCCCGGTCGATCAGGTCCCGGAAGTCCGGGTCCGTCCGGCGGTAGTAGTCGTACGTCGACCGTACGATGCCGGCCTGGTGGCAGCCCTCGGCGATGGTGTGCCCCATGCGCACCGTCGCCAGGATGATGTTCTTCCGGTCCTTGGACGAGGCCTTGGAGACACGGCGGTCCCGCGGGGAGCCGCTGCCCAGCTTGCCGTCCTTGTTGACCGTCAGGCGGGCCATCAGCGCCTCGGAGGCATCGCGGCAGTGGCCGCGCGAAGCCGGTCGTACTTCACCGCGGTGGAGTGGCCGTCCCAGGTGTTGATCTGAGACACCGGCACGTGTTCGAAGAGGTCCATGTCGTCCGGTGCGATGTGCCAGGACATCTGCCCCTTCGGCCCGTCGACGATGACGACGGCCCAGTCCGGCTCGGCCGGATCGTGATACCCGATGGTCGCCGGGTAGATGGCGGCCAGGTGCGCCACGAGGTGCGCCCGCTCCCGGTACACGCTGTCCATGGCCTGCTCCCGCGTCCTCAGGGCCCCTGAGGGACCCGACCGGGGGCGGAGGCTACGTCCACCAGGGCATATTCCGCGAGCAGTTCAATTGTCAACCAAACAGCCCGCGAAAACTAGAACAGGTTCCATTCTGCACGCGGATTACGGGCGTTTCTCGTAGCCTTCGCACCGCCGGGTCGAGCACGCTCCCCGGTCGCCGGATCTGAAATCCGACGCAGGCCGTCAGAGGGCGCCGCACAATCGCGCCCGGATTCGGCCGGCGCATCCACGAGCAGCAGGCGTCCGGAGGTCGGAACGCCGTGGCGGACACATACAAGACCTGCTGCTGATAGCCGCGTTGACCAGGAGTAATGCCCTGGTCCAGCCCCGTCAGGGCTACCCATGCCCCGGCCTGACGGCCGGACAGCTGCGCGCCGTCAGGCGCGCGCACAGCACCGCGGCCACCAAGGCCGCGGATATGCGGGCCCAATGGGCCCAGCAGGGCCGCCCATAAGGCGGCCCAAGCACTGGGGAGTTTGCCACCGAGACCTGGGCGGAGACCAGGGATCGGGGGCCAAGGCTGGTTTAACACCGGGGGGTCAGACGTGGTCTGACCAGCACAGATGGGGACAATGCAGGCCCCAACAGGGGCCAGCTTGGCCCCCGATCAGGCGAGGGGGACACTCCCGAGCCTGACCATGGCTCGGTCGGTCCCAGCACTGCATATGCATGTGAGGCCAGCAGGCCTCACCCATACAAGGGCTGCGCCCCAGCAGGCGCAGCCCAC